TAAGTATATGTACCATCAGGGGTCATAGAACTTCCTACAAATACTTCAGCAGAACCTGTGCTAGAAAATCTAGGGGTAATCTTTCTTACTTGTTTTACAGTATTAGTATTGCCGTCAAGGGTTAATCCTTTTCTTTCCAAAATCATTGTAAAATTAGATCCTGCAAAATCAAATCCATTGTCTGCTCTATAAAGTTTAGTATCTCCTGTGCTAGACATTAATATGCTAGTTTCTGTAGGATTATAGTTTCTTTGACCCCAATTATCAGTAGTGCTGTAAGCTACCCAACTTTGTGATTGTCCTGACCATACAACTGCCGATGCACCTGGATTTACTATGCCTGTTGCTATATGTAAAATATCAGGTAAATCTCTAAAGCTAAATGAATTGGTTTTATAATTCCAAATTAATGCTTTATTACAATAAGTAGAACCAACTGTAGGATATGACACCCACATTTCATTTTTTTGTTTATTATGAGTTACAAATATGTTTGCATAATTTGTGCTATCTATTTCCTCAAACAATGTTCTTTTAACAACATTAGAAGCTACTGATTCTTTAGATACTCCGTTGTGGACTATTAAATCACCATTAGTTACTACAAAGTGTTTACCATTAAATTCTGCCACACAGTTTCTTGATAAAACACCTGAGTCATCAAATAGCTTTTTAATATCAAATACTAGATTACCACCAGTAAAAGTCATAATATATGTAGTATTTTCTTTATATATTATAAAAGATTGTTTAAGTGGAAATCCATCTACAATAAATTCACCTGCATCGCCTACTGTTGCCGAACCTGCATCGTTTGTACTAGCTGCTGTCCAAGAACTAGGTAGTGTAAGGTTTTCTGCTGCATCTCCCCATCTAACTTTATTAGGATAGTTGGTAGAAGATTCTGTCATATTTAAAGCTATTAAGTAATTACCAAAAGGTCTTATTACTTTACAAGTTGTACTTGCTGGCCAATTAGTTAAATCTGTAAATGCACTAGCACCTGTTGTTGCTAAACATTGTGGGTCATCTACCCCATTATTTAATATAGCTAATCCGTTAAATATTCCACCTGTCCAATTTCCTGAAGAAGTTAAGTTGGTAGCATAATCTCCACCTGATGCTCTTGTAAAATCTTCATGGCTAGAACCATTGTATCTATAAATTTTAGCCGAACCAGCATAGAACCAATAGTTGTTAGCACCTGTAGACCAATTCAAAGCAAAATAAGGAGCTACTGAAGGTGTGCCAAAGACTTGATCTTGGCCTAATACTTTCTTAGCTGCGTTATCTTCAAATCTTGTGTTTTCTGTATGAGAAAAATATTCATTAGGTAATGCTGTATTATTAGTATCTTTAATCATTCCCTTTGGATTTAACATTTGAAATGTTGCCATTACGCAGTTCTTCTCCACATATATGCAACTATGTATGGTTGTAAGTTATTATGTGCTCCCCCACCACCTGTAGCACTTGTTGCGTTAGTAGCTGCATCGTAATTACCATCAGTTGAAACCCCTGATACTCCACTACCACCTGTTACGAAATTTGAATTATGTGTATGTGAAGGTATTTCAGAAGTAGATAATGTATGTGTTTTTGCACCACCAGTTTCTTGTGCTGTATCAAAATCACTATCTGATGCGTTTAAACCTACTATAACTCTACCAGCTCCAAAAGCTGCCCAAGTTCCAAAACCTAATAATGAAGCAGGGTTAGTAGATACTGCTGCATTTATATAAATTGATCCTACTGGATATACAGCTTGTAAGGTTGTTGCTGTGTTAGAGCCAATGGTCATAGTGCCAGTAATTGTTAAATTCCTAATTCCTGTAACATCTACATTCGCATCTGCTGTAACTGCTTTAGATGCTTGTGCTGTACCTAAAGTTGTAATATCTACATAATTTAATTCTGTTGTATTAGCTGTAACACCATCTAATAAATTTAATTCTGTGTGCGTAGAAGAAACTGCTCCACTAACACTAGGGAATGTTGCTTTTACTGTTGATTTTATCAATCTTAAATGGTCATCTCCCTCATTAACTGGATCACCAGCTACTGGGTTTGAGCTATTTAAGTCTGATATATATGTTCCTGTTTCTAATCCCATGTGTTTCTCCTAACTCTTAGGGTTGTTATCTTTAACTGATTTAATATGTGTGTACCATGAGCCTGTTTTAGCACTATCTCCTAGTTTCCCAGCATCAATATCTTTAAATAACATATCTAATTGATTTGCTATTGAGTCATAAAAATTACTACCAGTATCTCCTGTTCTTCCTAAAATATAAGCATTATCTATATACCATTGTTTAGTTGCTTGTATATCAGATAAGGTTTTAGCATCTTCTTCTCTAGTTGTAATTGTTCCTTTGTTATCTACTATTGCTACCATTACGACCTCTTAACTCCATAAATTGTCATATTAATTTTTGATGCACCTGTTCCACCTGCAAATAATAATTGAAATCCATTACAAGTGTTTGCTTGTGTATCATTAATATATCCATGCCCTATTGCTATTCTTGATGAGCCATTACTGCCCTCTCCACCAAGTTGATAAACAACTGATGGTGATATTTGTCCTTTAGAATCATTAGAATCTGAATCCCATCTACCACCAGCAGGATTATTAAAATACATAAAACCACTCATTGGGTCTTTATCTCCCCCTTTTTGTTGCTCAACAAGAGTAAATTTATCTGCTGCTTCTGTGGTAATTCTTTTTTCTGACAAGTTGTATGTTATACCTAAAGTCGATTGTCTGTAATCTGATACTGTAATTGCAGAACCATCATCTAAAAATCTTAATTGTAAATCACCATCACCTGCTTGTGAGATACCATGAATAATTACATAATAGTTATCATAATCAGAATCAAATCCTGTGTATGAATATGATGTGGTATTAGCAGATGCGTTATATTCATTAACTGCACTTAATACTTCAAGTCCACCACCACCACCTGCTGCTGCTGCCCATTTAACACCAGTTGCTTCCGATGAATCTGCTGTTAATAAATAATTATTTGTGCCTACAGCTAAAGCTTGTGGATTACCACTACCATCACCAATTAAAATCTTTCCTTTGGTAGATAAATCAACTGCTGTAAGAGCAGATGTTCCATTACCAATAATAACTCCGTTAGCTGTTAAGCTAGTTGCTCCAGTGCCACCACTACTAACAGCTAGTGTTGATGATAGTCCTGCTGCTGTACCACTTGTATTCTGTGAACCTGCTGCATTTACTCCTGGTAAATCTATATTGCCTGTACCATCAAAAGATACACCACCAATATTTCTTGCAGTTGCTAAAGCTGTTGCTGTTGCTGCGTTTCCAGTTGTAGAGCCTGATGTACCTGAAGTATTCCCTGTAACATTTCCTGTAATATCTCCAGCAAATCCTGTTGCAGTTAAAACTCCACTACTTGAATTAAATGCTAAATTAGAACCTGACTTAGGCCCTAAATCTCCTGTAGCAGCAGTTACAAATAAAGGAAAACAAGTAGTATCACTACTTTCATCTGCTACTGTAACATTTGTAGATGTAGTAGCTGTAGCACTATTTCCAGTACAACTTCCTGCACTTCCACTAGCATTTCCTGTAACATTTCCAGTTATATCACCTGCAAAGCCAGTAGCTGTTAAGACTCCTGAACTAGAATTAAAGGCAAGATTGCTTCCTGATTTAGGAGCTAAATCGCCTGTTGCTGCTGTTACAAAAACAGGAAAGCATGTTGTATCAGATGATTCATCTGCAACTGTTACATTTGTAGAAGTTGTTGCTGTAGCTGAGTTACCAGTACAAGAACCTGAACTACCTGATGTGTTTCCTGTTACATTTCCTGTTATATTTCCTGAAAATGTACCTGATAATACATCTGTATTTGAATTAAATGTTAAACCACTTGCTGTCTTTGGTCCTAAATCTCCAGTTGCTGCTGTTACGAATAAAGGAAAACAACTTGTGTCAGTAGATTCATCAGCTACTGTAATATCAGTAGGGGTTGAAGCTGGTATTGCTGCCCACTTTATTCCAGTTCCTTCGCTACTATCAGCAGTTAATACATGATTATTAGAACCTACTGTTAAAGCTGATGGATTTCCTGATCCATCTCCTATTAAAATCTTACCTTTAGTGGATAAATCTACAGCAGTTATTGCTGAAGTACCATTACCAATTAACACACCATTAGCTGTTAAAGTTGATGCTCCTGTTCCACCATGAGCTACTGCTACATCTGTAGCTTCCCAAGTTCCTGATGCTATAGTTCCTGTTGTAACTATTGAACTAGAACCAGCTACTGGAGAAAAATAAGTTTTCATGGTGTCCATTCCAACTTTCTTTAAAGTTCCAGCATCTGAATATAATAATTCATCAGCATCTGCTAAACCTGATGAAATCTCAGTTTGTCCTGAAATAACATTATCATTTAACATACTGCCTTCTACAGCATCTGCTTGTATGGTTGCAGCACCATTAGTTGCTATAGCTATATCGCCTGATATAACTACAGGGTTAAAATTAGTTCCATCTGCTATTAAAGCTGCACCACTTGTATTTGTTCCCATAAACAGATCATCACCTGATATGGTTAAATCCCCACCTATGGTTGCATTACCTGATGTGGTTAATGTGCCTGATGAAGTTAAACTTGTTGCTGTCGTTGCAGGTAAATTAGCTGCAATATTAGATAAAGTAACACCATAGTTAGCACTATCGTATGCTATTGCAAATACTGATGCACTATTAGGTGTGCTTGTAGTTGTTAAATCTGAAAATTTCTTAGTTGCCATCTATTGTACTGTCCAAGTGGTTGTTGCTACTGCTGGAATGTCTTGCCAATCATCAGGAGCTATTGCTTTATTATCTTCTTGTTGGAATAAAACTCCATCTTCATCTGCTAACAAATAAATATTATCTTCGGTTTCAAAATAACCTTGTGATACATCACTTACATTAGTCCAAGATGTAGAACTCGTACTTGTTTCTGTCCAAGTAGTCATTAATATAATCCATAATCAATTCTTGTTACAGGTGCTGTACCTGAATGTCTATCTCTTTCGTTGGATTTTATAATATCATCTTTTGCTCTATCATATAATCCTGCCCAAGTTTGTAATCTTTTATCATTTTGTAAATAAGGTTCTGCTTCAACTAATGCTCCATATAAATAAACATCAGGGTGATGTGTAAGCATATCGTTAGTTGTGTTTGAATCTGATAAAGCTGTAAAATGTTTATAATAAGCTATTTCTATTTCATAAACACCATCAGGTATTGGTCTTATTTGTATAGTATTACCTTTAATTGAATAGGCTTTTGGTTTACCTGTGCTACTCCCAGCTTGTAATCTGTCCATTATTTCAGGGGTTAAGTATTCTAAAGGAGTTTTAGGATCAGAATTTAATTTAATATTACGCATAGCCACATAATTATCAGGCAAAGTATAATATTCAGTATCAGCTATAGTATTAGCTGTAACCCTAGTTTCCATTCTTCTGATTTTAAAATCTCTTTTATGTCTTGTTTCAGTTAAAGCAATAAAGTCAGGGATAATGTCTGTTAAATCACTTCTATCTAACCAATTTGCTACTGCTGTTTTTAATTCTGCGTATGTTGATATCGCCATTATATTACCCTAGATGTTGTTTTTAAATATCTATAGTCAGGACTATTTAATAATTTCCTAACTGCGTCTTTGTGGTTTTTATTATATAAATCCACACCAAATTTGTTTTTCCATTCATAATAGATTCCAACAGGAATCCTAGCAGATAAACGAAATTCATCTTTTATATGATGATCTTCTTGTTGTAATCTTTTGTTTGAATCAAGTAATTTAGTTAGATCAGGCGATTTATGATTAATCGCCCAATCTCCTGAATGTTCAGAAAATAGAAATGTTTGACCATCTCCTAATTTTCGTTTCATTCACTCAACTCCTGAACCCAAACATTGCCAGTTCCACTAGCTAAAATAGCTGCCATTTTCATGCCACCATCAATTTTAAAAATCATTGGTTCATTAGCTGGTAGTCTAATAGAAGTGCTTACACTAGCTGTTGGGTTTGAGCCAAATTCAATAAATACAGAAGCTGTATCAGAAGTAACTCTTACATATTCTGTAGCCGAGCCAGTTGCTGATGTTTGTTGATTTCCAGTATTTACTGTTCTTATATGGTTTGTGATTACTCGCAAACCCCATGCCCAATTTGCCATGCTTATCTCCTAATTACGAATGTTACATACAAGACTTTAGCACCTGAAGATGCTCCATCTGTAATCATTTCAATAGTTCCATCTTCTGCAACTTCATTAGCTGCCGTAGGTGTTGCTGAATCTACAGTACCTGCTGCTGAACCTGAGTATGCAACTGTAATGCCACCACCTGTTACAGCAGTACCACCAATTTCAAATGTAATTGCTGCATTGGCAGAAGTTATTGCACCTTGTAGAGCAGTAATAATTTTAATAATTTTACCACCATCAGGTACAGCTACAAATGTGCTTGATGCTGTTGATATATCAGCTATTTTAGCTGTTATAAAATAATCATTTAATGTTCTCATTAAATTTCTCCAAAAAAATAACCCTCGTTCCGAAGCGATACCTTCTTCAAGGTCATTATTAAATGTATCAAAAAAGTGGGGGAGTAAAAACAAAAGGAGTGCTAAAAACTCCCCCTTAACTAACTATGAGGAAAGTTAAATTTTATTATGAAGTAGTTAAATCAGCGATTTTACCACTAGCTGCTTCGTTTTTAGAAACAAGAGTATACTCAACGAGTAATTGTTTCTTCTCAGCATCACCAGTTTTCGCTAAGTCTTGTACTCCGAAAGGTCTTAAATAAGCTGCGTTCCACATCTCAGTATCAACTACATGAGCTGTTCTTCCTGAACTTCTTAAAATCCTATCAGCTACTACTCTAACTTCACCGAAGTCAGAAACATAAACATCAATAGTTGCAACTAAGCTTCTATCTTCTGCCATGTCCATACGAGTAGAGTTACCAGTAAAACCTGATACTTTTTGTTTGTTGAATGATCCAACTAACAATAAGTCAGGATTACCACCTTGGTCGTAGCAAAGTTTCATGTTTGCTTTTAAAAGTGATTCAGTTAAGATTCTTTGAGTTCCATCTGTAACTGCTCCAGTAGTTCCATGTGTAGAACCACCACTTCCATGAGATTCGTTAGTGTTACACCATGCTTCGTATCCTCTAAGTCTACGACCTGTGCCTGATGAACCAACAGTTGCTACATTAACACCTGTTAAATCGAACTCCATATCACGTTTTAGTTCTTTACCAGCTTTAGCTATTTGATAAGCCATCTCTGATGTTACACCTGCTTTATTAACAATTTCTTGAGTACCTGAAACTACAACAGGTTTCGTAGAAATCTGTGTATAGTTTAATAGTCTTGAAGTAGCTGTTAATGCTCTATTTGGAGAATCATCTCCTTCTATTACGACATTAGTAGCTGCTGCTGCAAGTGAATCTGTTTGCCATTCATGTTTTGTTGCACTAGCTGAACTAGTACCAATGCTAGACATAAATGGTGTTTCAGTTGGAGAGATGTTATAAATAACATTCGCCAAATCTTCACGCTTATCGGCACTACTAAAAGTTTCGTAAGTGTTTGTATATATTGCCATTTTTGATTACCTTTTGTAAAAAAGTTTAGTATTAGGCTAAGACTTCATAAGACTTTCAATAACATTTTTAGCATCATTGATATGTCCTGTTTTCCTTAACCTTGCTCTTTGTGCTTTAACTTTATCACTAGATATTTCACCTTTAGTTGCTGGAGAACCAGGTTTTTGAACTTTAGGTACAACTTTAGATTTCTTGTTAGAAATTTTAGCTGATAAAAGATTTTCATACAACATGGCTTTATGTAGAACATCTACAGACCTTGCATCAATTAAGCTATTAACTTCTTGTTCGGTAAATCCTTTTTTTACTGCAAATCCTTTAATCTCTTGTTTGAGTTTTGGGCCTTTGCTTGGATCATTCCATTCAGGAAGTCTTTGCACCATAATTTCTTGCTGTCTTACAAGTTCTTCTTGCCATTTAGCTTCATGCTCTTGTTGTGATTTAAGTTGTAGATTTTTTTGTTCATCTTCAACCATTCTTTTATTATCCTGAAGTTCCCTGTATTGATCTCTTTTCAACATATATTCGGTTGGGTCTTCTTCCTTGAGTTTAGTCCAATCAGTA